ATTCGGTATCAGGATACTTTTGCTGACCAGTCATTGCTTGGCTGAGAAGCTGCAAAGGTCTAACCATAGGTATCGGTTGATTAAATACATCACCAAACAATCCTAGCGTTCCAGCGACCCTACCTCTAGCCACATCGACAGGCACATTAGCGCTTGCCGTAATGTCTTGCTGAGACCGATACGGTTGCATCTGTGGGAATACGCCAAAAGCAGGACTCTGAGCTGCTGCCATGCGTTCTATCTCTTGCGGAGTTAACTGCAATAAGCCTCTGCCTTGCTGGGGTTGCGCTGATCCAAAGTAGTCAACACCACCAAACAACAAACCAAGTGGGTCTGAGTAGTCAGCCATATCTTTACGGTCCTAAAAGTCCACCAAGTCCAAGACCACCAGTAATTGGCAAAGCCTTGCGTAATGATTCAACCTGAGCCTGTTCCAATGCGTTTGGCATCAAGCCAGTACCGCCAACAGTTCTGGTCAATACAGATGATGCTGGCGCTGATGTGTAAGCCTTTGCAGCCAAGTTAGTTGGCATCGACAAAAGCATATTCAATGGCGAGTATTCCATCGAGCGAGTCGCAGTTCCAGAGTCACCCACGATTGGTTTAAATGCCTGTGCAAACCTTGCTGCCTCATACATTGGTGTCTGGTTAGAGCCAAACACAAAGCCTTGTGGGTCTTTGCGTGTCAGGGCAGACGCTAAGTTCAAACCAGATACATTGCCTGATGACGGGTTGACAACGCCAGACGCTGTGCGAATGGTCATTAGGTTGCGGTAGTTGTTGCGAGCCGTAGCAAACGCTTCTTGCTCTGCCTTGCTAAGTCCAGCAGATAAAGCGTCGTCCACCATTTCCTTTAACTGGAATAAGGCAGAACCCAACTCACGGTCACCCATTGCGGTAGTCATCTCATTCTTGGCACGCTTACCTATCTTAGAAGACAGGTTTTGCAGTTGTACACCACTAGCCTCACCCTTCATAGCTAAATCTTGTAACTGCTTGACAAGGATATTAGTCTTTAATGGTTGAGTGGTTAGACCTTCAAACGCATTGTCAATAAGATCAATGTTGTTCATAAAGGTCATACCGTCTACTTTGCGCACTTCTGGTGTTGCCACCTTCTTGTAGACATCGCTGATCTGACGCTGTGCCTGAGCCAATACTGGATTGCTCAACTCTTCAGAGTTCACGCCAATGGCTTGAGCTGTGGCGCGATTTAAGACCTTTTGGTTTTCAGCCTTAATGGTATTGAATGGCGCTGATGTGAATGGGCTTGATTCCATTCGCGCTTCCATCTGGAGAAGTGATCGTGATCCAGTCTCTTGTGCTGGCGTAGTCTTGAACCCCATAGCCTTGCCACGCTCTAAGATAGCCTTTTGAGCAGCAGTAAGGGCAGCGCCAGACTCAGGTGCAACAGCACCTAAATTGATACCTCCACCAGTAACTTGAGCAGTCGGTGTGGCGCTCACAGTTGCCTGAGCAGAACTAGGAGCACCAGCACCGCCAACGGCAGGAGCTGTACCGCGACCAAATAACAGGTTAGTTATCTTGTCACCGAGGTATCCACCGCCAGCACCAAGCGCACCGCCTAAACCGATCTGCGTAGCCTTTTGTTCCGCAAATGAATCTTGTGGTTCAAGGACTGGCTGTAAGCCACCTCCAACAGCACCAGAGACAGCGCCAGCACGCACAGGTGCAGTTGCTAGTCCAAGTGCCTTAACAGCCGTTGTAGCGGGAATTGCGGTAGCAACAGCACCACCAACAGCGCGACCAACATCAAACTCGTCAGGTCTCATCTGACCCATGCGCCAGTCTTGTTGATAGGCGCGTTCAGCCTCTCGGTTTATGTCTTCAACTCGTCTACGCTCTGCTTGCATAAACTTTTCCATGCTAGAGCCAGCAGGTGCAACGGCTTCTAAGCCTCGCGTCAATAGTTGAGCACCAGCGTCTGGAATGTCACGCAAGCCACGAATAACACCGCCAACAGGAGAAGCCAAGACCTTCTCTGTAACTGTCTTAGGTTGTCTGGGTGCTTGCACGCCTTGCATTGATTGCAAAGCCTTAACAATGTCTTGAGGACTCATTGAGTCTGGAAACTCAATAACTCCTATGTCTGGTACTGTTACTTTTTGAACCATGATAGAACCTTACTTTTGCTCAAGTTGACCAGTTGCAGGGTTATATGTAAAAACCTTTTGCGTTGTGGCTGCTGCTGGCATAGTTTGCTTGTATGAGGAAGACAGATTCTTGTCTGCGCGATCCAACATATCCTCCAGCACCTTAACCTGAGCATTCATTGCGTTCTTGCTTGTTAGCAAACCAGTCCATGAAGATGGGTTAGTTAACTGACGCTCAATGATCGCCATATCAGGACCAGTCAAAGCACCTAACTCATACAGATTCTTAACACCCATCAATAACGAGTTGTACTTACCAGCAACCCTTGCGCTATCCTGACCGATAGGCATAGGTATGCCAGAGTCAGTAAACGGGATAGGAATGTTCTTAGGTACAACCCAAACACCAGAGGCTAATTCTGTCTTGTAGTCCTCAATAGCGCCACGAAGGTCATTGAGTTGGCGTGATGCCTTCATAAATGCCTCTGGTGCTTTTGGTTGCAATGGAATGATTGGAGTCAATGGCTGCATTCCAGTAGGTGCTGCTTGAGGTGCACCAGCACCACCAGTAGGTGCGCCAGCAGGGGTTGGAGCGCCAGTAGGACGAGGTGCACCACCTACACCGCCACCGCCACCACCAACTTGGTAGAAACCGCCAGCTTCTGCGCCTCCAATAATTTGAGGTGCAAGTGTTTTGGCGTAAGTTTCTGTTCCTGTAAGTTTTGACTTGTCAACAGCAACGACCTTACCACCAAGCTCTTGTAGAACGATGTCACGCTTCGGACCGTATCCAGTAACGGTTTGTAGACGACCAGTATCAAACTGCTGAACCATGATCGGCTTGCCACTTGTAGCGTCAGTAACCTCAAATGGTGCGCCTGTGACTTTCTCCATTGGCTTAATCTTTTGAGCCTTTTCCAAATACTTTGATGCCTCTTCAGACATCCCGTATCTTTCAGCAATTTTGTATTTATTCATTGCGTCTTGATACAACATCTCTTGCTCAGACATTTGCGGAGCTGGTGCTCTGACTTGCTGACCGATTAAGTTTGCACGCGCAACGGTAGGACCAGCAGGTAGACCCTCCATAGATATGGCTTGATCTGGCGTAATGGTTGTAACTTCACCACCACCACCAGCCATTTGCGGTTGCATTTGTTGCGTTTGCAATGCTTTTCTAAAGTCTTCCAAGCGCTTTGCTTCTGCCAGTTTTTGCCTTACTAACAAACTCTGCACAGCACCTTGCTGCGCCTGTTGATACCCAGCAGAACCCGCTTGCAAAGCACCGCCAAGGGCTTGACCTATGCTGACAGGTCTCTCGCTTGGACCGCCAGCAGAGAGTAATGCTGCTGCTGCTTGTAGCATTGCTTGGTTTCTGATTGCGTCTTGCTGACCAGCACTCAAATAGTCTTCAAGTCCAGTACCACCACCACCAAAGAGTAAACCGCCAAAGTCTTGCATTGTTGCCATGATCTATTCCTTAACCTAAGAATCCAAGCAGACCGCCAAGTCCAGCGCCATATGCTGCGTACTCTGGATTGGTCTTGCCACCGATCAATGATCCAAGTTGAGCGCCACCTAATGCACCGCCAAAGCCAGACGCTACTGGGTTGGTGTAAATTGGCTTTGTGGTGCTTTCACCGATCCTTGCTGGTTGCAAGCTCAACGCGCCTTGAGCCACATTCAAACGCTCTAGACCTAAGTTGCGAGCTGCATCGAGTCTTTGTTGCTCGTACTGTTGTTGCAGTTGTTGTTGTGATAGTCCCAAGTTCTGAGCCTGTGCAAAACCTGCTTGGCGTAGTTGAGCAGCCAAGTTACCAGCATTGCGTAGCGCTGCCTCGTCAACCAGCGATCTGGTTACGCCTTGGCGTGATCCACCAAAGGCTTTGGCAGCCGTAGCCTGTGCGCCTTCTTGAGCGATCTGCATCTGTCTTGCGCGTTCAATGTCACCTAACGCGCCTTGTACGACTTGTTGCTCATAAGGGTTCATGTACTTCTGAACCATGCCGAGGTTGTACTCAGCATAAGGAGCAAACTGTCTAGCGCCTAGACCAGCAGCCGTTGCTCTGGCTTCCTCTAGGTTGCGTAGATACGCTGCCTTGACATCTGGGTCAATAGTTGTCGTTGCGGTGCTTGATGTTGGAGTGCTACCGCCTAAAGCCTTAGCAGCCAAACCAGCAATAGGTAATGCATATTGCGGATTAGCCTTAGCCCAATCGAAAGCACCACTTGCTAGATTGCCTAGAGTGCTACCACCAGCAGCGCCTACTGCTGCCTGAGCTGCTGCTGAACCTGCTGCACCGCCTATACCTCCAGCAGTTAAACCGCCTCCAGCACCAGTTGCAGCCATATCGCCTAATGCTAATGTGTCTAACGCCCCAGCACCGCCACCAAGACCACTAAGACCACCAGTAGCGTATAAACCACCAGCAACCAATGCAGCTTTGCCAAGATCGGTATTAAGAATTTCGTCGTCAAAGCTCGCAGCTATGTCGCTGATACCACCAAAAATATTACCTACAAATCCACCCATATCAATCTCCCTTGCTACGCACTAGCGTAAATGAAAGCCCTCGATCCGTCTAATAGTGATATTTGACATTTCTCAGACAAGCCAATGTTTTTGGCAAATCTTGCAAGTTTGATGTCATCTTCGCGTATCAGCGCGTAGATAGGCTTCCCAACTAAATTCCTTAACAAACCAAAATCTTCATCAAATCTTTTTTTGACCTCTACCGTCCACTTCCTGACATCGGTATGAAACCACAAAAGACCATCAAAAAACTCTAAGTAAAAGATGTAATCCTTTCGGATACATACTGGTACTTTCCCCGTCCTTAACTCTTGACTCAATTCTAAGTCACCGATTACAAATCTTTGCTCACAAAATCCCTCTGAGTTTCTTCTTTGGAATTTCCTCGTTATTTATCATGTCAAGAAGTCCCCTGCCGTACTTCTGAACGGCTGATTTCTTGATGACATATTCACCTAATTGAGTCTTGCGGTATGCGTCGTCTGGTCCTGCTGGATTCCCGCCAAAGGTGTTTTGCCTTGTAGCCATACCCTGTATGTACTCAGGCATTCCAATCAAGCCACCCATGTAGTCACCACCGTCGCCACCACCGCCCCCAGAGCCACCGTCACCACTAGATGAGCCAGATGATCCGCTATCACCGCCAGCGCTACCAGCTCCATCACCCCCGACAGCACCACCGCCACCGCCTCCAGAAGCACCGCTATCTCCAGACGAAGAGCTATCTCCTCCGACAGCACCGCCTCCACCACTACCAGAGACTCCACCGTCACCCTCTCCAGAGACATCCGAACCCATGCCGTTAGAACTCAACCCAGCAACGCCATCGACACCTGCTGCTGTGCTCAATCCCATTGCGGTAGCAATATCGCTTGCTACATCCATTCCATTTGTGGCATTTACTGAGTTCACGCTAGTGGAAGACATTGCATCCATCATTGCAGATGCGATTGCTGCTGCCATAGGAGAGACAAAACCCATATTTGATATTGCGTAACCAACATCGCCTATCGCAGAACCCGTTGGAGAGCCTGAGTCAGATGGAGAAGATGTAGAAGGTGAGTCACCACCATAACCTAGCAAGCCTTCATTACTACCAACATAAAAACTATCAGGACCTTTAAATTGGTAATTCCCATAAGAAGGGCTAAGTAGACCGTTGATGTCGTTAATTGTTTGCGTGAAGTAACTTGGATACTGCATCTTTTCTACCTCTTACCCATTGCGACAACATCAAATCGGTTCACGCCAACGCGCCAGTCCTCTAAGACATTGCCTGTATACCTGACCTTGACCTGTCTGGCAGCAAAACGCACATCTGTCGGTTGAGCTGCTGCATACGGTCCATAAGTCGTCTCAGTTGCCATCGGGTACATGCGAGTCTTGAAGGACACAACGACCTCGCCAAGAGTTTGCTCGTCTGGGATAACCCGACGCACCGACATGATGTTGTCACCGTTACCGATCTCATACGGTCCAGACTCAGCGTAAGGAGTTGAGCCATCGTAGGTGTAGCCAACTTCGTGCTCATAAATGTAACCGTCTGACGAGATCATCAAAGGATTAGTGAATACACCCCGATCAGTTCCAGCAGTACGAGACAAAGAGCCAATAGCCCAATGCGCTTCGCGGTAGTTGTACACCACATAGGAGTCGTTCTCATTGCTGGCGCTAGATGGATAAAACCAGATGATCTCGCCATACTTTGAGTTGTGGACAGCGTAGATTTTTGAGCATTGGTTGTAGTTGATGTTCTGGAAGATGTAGTCGCCAACATCACTTACCAAGGGCTTGACATAACCGTCATAGACCCAGAATCCTGACTTAGACATCCACATGGCTGCCGTATCAATGGCTGCGACTGCCTGTGATGAGATCACGCCACAGCCTGACCCTGCCTTCTCAAACGAATAAACATAAGGCAGTCCAATATAGGTAGCCACATGGACATCTACATCGGTAAACAGCAGATTGATACCCCTGACACGCTTACCGCACTTCAGAGAGCCAACAGAGTTAATCTCAAAGTCACCAGCCTGATTCGTTGTGGATGGTGTCCAGACCGTGTTGTTTTCTTGGTCACACCATGCGACCTTGCGTGGGTTACCTGACGCGCCAAGTGCAAAGACAAATCGCTCTGCCGTTGTCATTACTGCTTCGCAATTTGTTGGTGCATTTGTGATGGCGACCGCCTTTGTAGGGGTTGTAAAGCCTAGTTGCCACTCTAAAAGTTGACCGTCAGCATTTGAGCACGCAACCAGATACTCACCCCACGGGTCTAGTGTCCAAGTAGTCGCTGGGATTAAACCTCCCAAGTCTGGACGCGCCACACCATAAGAATAAGAGCCATAAGTGCCATAACCGTAGCCAGTCTTTAGCGTTGCGTCTGTGATGCCAGTCGTAAAGGTTGTAGGTGTGATGTCCTTTAAAGTCCCAGCCTCATTCATTACATAAAGTTTGCTAGGAGTGCCAGCAGCGATCCATCTAGCATCCGAGTTATCTCTCCAAGTGAGCATTCCACGACTGACACCAGTCATTTGACTGGTTGAGCGCTTACGCCACCCACCCCAAGGTCTCAATGTGTTCTCAAACCAACGCACAAGGTTCGAGTCATACCAGCGCCCCGCAGACTGGTACTCAGTACCATTGCGGTAAACGCCAGCAGGGATTTTGATTGGTACGAGTGCCATAGGTCAATTATGCTGAAAGATTGGACACAAATGTCATTGTCGCCACGACTGATGCCGTAGACGGTCTAGTCGGGCTTGTACCTGCTGCATACGCTTGGATGGTTACTTGAGTTGATGGTGTTGACCACCATATCTCTACAAAGTCGTTTGCGTTAAGGGTAATAAAGTAGTTCCAACCAACGATGGTGTGTCCATTGACACCGCCATGAGAGCTTGGCACGCCAACAAGTCCAGCAGAGCCATCAATGTCAATGCCAGCACCAGATGCGTCTTTACGCAACCAGATCGTTACATCGTGCTCTTGCGTGTCTGCATTATCAAACTGGACGCTGAATTGAAGGTTATAGATGCCAGCCTGAGCCACAGTCAGTCTTGATGCCTTACCCCCACTCGTCACGACAGTCACCCCGTTAGAGAAGTCTGTCGTATTAAATGTCATCACCGTGGCGGTATTAGCCGTAGCCGTCTGGTCTGTCGTGTCCTCAAATGCCCCGTAAGGCATATTTATAAAGCGCCCACCGCGAGGAGACGCAAGGGACTGCAAGGCATTTGTCAACTTCAAGAAGAAGGTGCGCAAAGCACCATTCGTCTGCGCAACAGTCAGACGGTCATACCGATCCTGCGGATTAGGCAGATCGGGTACGGCTGGAGTCTGGAGCTGCTGGTAGAAGTTCGTCATAGAGCCTTAGCGTATTCCTCTTGACTCAACAAGCCGACTGCATATTTGTTTTGCGGTCTAAAGATGGTGAGCTTCTGTCCACGCATCTCAGGCGCAAAGGAGATGTGAGTCCAAGACGCATACTCGTGAATCATCTGGTCAAACTTGATACCTGCTGCCTCGATAGCTTTACAGACCTCCAAAGGACTACCAAAGCCCTTAGATGTGAAGTCGATAGCCCAGCCGTCCATGTGTGAGCTGACCTTCGATCCACCCACAGCGACATTGACCTCTGGCAGACGCAACCAAGAATTGACATTGATTGGCTTGCCAAGTAACTTCCTGACCTCTTCCATCCCAGCAGCAGCCTTCTTCATGTTCTCTAACTGCTGTGGTGAAGGCTGGTTATTGATACCCAAACGGGTTGCGGTATCAGAGTGCGTTGCCTCTTCAAGACTAAAGTGTTCACTTAGTTGCATCATCTTCTCCTACGATAGCCTTTGCAATGGCAGTTGACGCCTTGCGTCCTGAGATACCGCCCATTGTTCCCACTCCCATAAACGCAATGGCTTTAAGGATTTCGAGGAATATTGCGTCAATCGGTGCTAGTTCAGCGTCTTGCTTCTCAAAACCAATCAAATACAAAGTACCAAACGCAATGCCAAGCACCATGATGGTGATCGACTTGACGACGAAAGCCCAGACTTGAACCTCAACCTCTTCCACCGTCAGTTGTGGACGATTAGCCCTAGCCAGCAATAGTTGCTTTAATAACTCAATCATTTTGCACCTTTCATCAACTCTTCAGTTTTAGCCTTGCTTCCAGCAGAACTACCTCGATGGAAGTTAACTACTGTTCCCGTTAGTGTCCACAATGAACCCAAAGCCGTAAAAGCCATAGACTTGTTTTGCTCTGGCACGCCAATAATAAATACCACAAAGGTCATGGTGAGAGCGCCAGCAATGATTGCTACATCAATAACATAGGCAATGTTCTTTGCTAACCAAGACGCTGTGGCAGAGTTCTGAATCTCTGAATTCATCTTCCTTGCGTCGGCAGTATTGGCGGCATCAATCTTCGCCATCTCCAGCTCCAGCTCTGCTATCTTCTCAGCAGCCTTTGGATCGCCAGCAATAGCCTTCGCAACGGCATCAACACTATCAGACACGCCAAACTTACTAGCCAAAGCGGTAACAGCAGCGCCACCCATAGGACCAGCGACAGCCATTGCCAGCGTGGGTGCGACACCCTTGAGAAGATTGAGTAAGTCATTCATTGCTCTGCCTTAACTGTTGTAGTTGACGGTTAACCTGTTTTTCCTTGCGCTCAATCCTAATCTCAGCCTTCTGAATCTTGATCCACATACTGATCAAGACTGGCGTGATGATTAAGACAATCGTTAGCATCACGCACACAAGAATCAAAATCCCTCGGTAAATGAATTTATCCATACCGCATATAGCCAAGAAACTACGAGCAGCGTGATAAACAATCCCATGCCAAGCTCAATCTTTTCTTGTCTGAACCTTTCCTGTCTGTAAGCCTCTATCTGTCGCCTAATTCTAATTTGTTCCTTGCGTTTTTGTTGTTCTGCTTGAACCTTAGAGTAGATGCTGTTGTAGTTCTCCCAGAGTGGTCCGAGCTGATAAGGCACATTCGCACCCCTCATCATTCCACTCAACTTGACATAGCTCTGGTCTAGTTCGTTTTTGTAAACAGAGAGTTCCAGAATCGTCTCAGGGTCTGGGTCACTACTTGCAAATACTTCTTCATATTTGATTTCCACATACTCGGTTAACTCCTTGTGGTGTCTGAAAAAAGCACCTAAGTGCTTAATGAATTGCTGGACGATCTCGGCTTCATTAGGAATGTGGGTTGTGTAGGTTTCCTTCTTTTTCGCCACAGGCTTATGCTCTGTGGCTGCTGGCTTGGACTCGGCTGGCTTTGAGCCACCAAATAGTCCGCTAAAGAATCCCCATATCCCTTTGACTTCCTTTGCGATTGCTTGGGCATCATCGGTTGCCTTCTTTATCTTCTGTACAGCAACCTTGCCCTGAGACAAGGCATCGCAACAGTAAGTGATCCCGTCATAAGCCAGTTGCATTGCCTTGAAAGCAGCGCCAATGGTGATCGGGTCAAACACATCACTTCTTTATGTCTTTATAAATCTGATACAGCTTGTGCAGAATCATTAAGACCGTGTAGATCAAGGTAGCCCACAACAAGACTTCGCTGACCTGATAGCCAGCGACAGTTGCAAGGGATACCGTAACTGGAGGTGCTACCTTGGCAACGATTGCAGCAGCGCCTTCAGTTGTGTGGTTATCTGTCGTCACGATGCAACCTCATCTGCTGGCAAAGGCGTATTTCCCGCCTCAAGCCATGCTAAATATTGCTGGTAATCACTATTTTGTGGGTCACATGGAATGAAAGCATTGTCAGATAAACGTTGAATCATTTTTTGATTAACATCGCCACTAAGTGTTTTTATTTGTTTATACATTTGTTACTCCAAAATTAAGTTTGGCGTTATTTCCAAAATAACAAATTGCCGCCCAGTCATATTCTTTTGCGGCTTCTTCATCAGTCTTGTAAGTGCCTAAATAAATAGTCTTGTAATTGACCATAATTTTTGATTGCCAATGTCCTGTGCGCTTGCATTGAGTAATGCCTTTAAATCTATTTGCTGTGCTTTTTGTGATAGAACGATTAGCAAGATTTTGGCTATGTGTAACAACCCTTAGATTTTCTCTGCGGTTATCCAAGCCATTGCCATTTATATGGTCTACCTTTTCTGTGCGTTCTAATGTTCTGCCAAGCACTCTTTCCATTATTGCTCTGTGCATATAGCGATTATCTTTTAAACGCACATACATTGTTTTTGCTTGTGGATGTGTTTTATACGCACCAGTTATGCGTAAATCAGAATCTTGTTGGTCAAATAAATACATGGCTAGAGTTCCGCAGAAGAAGTCCAATGAATATAGTAATCACCATTGCTTGTTGATGACACTTGTGATTGATATATTTGAAACGCTTGAGTTCCAGCATTTTGAATAGTTGCACTTAAATCTGCCCCACTAGGGCCACCAATCTTACCGCTAGTGTTTGCTGTGTTTGGCGTATAAGATGTGACTGTTGCTGAAGTTCTTTTTGCTACTTGAAATTGAATAGCCAAAAAAGGTCTAAGTGTACTTACCCCATAAGTAACAGTACTAATTGCACCAACTCCAGTTGCAGTTCCAACGGCAACAGAAGTATCGTAAGACTTCTCAAAATACCTCTGACATAACTGCAACTCAGTACCATAAGGGCGGTAATCAAAACTCGTTGCTGTTGAGCCTTTTTCTAGTTGCACACCTGTGATGTAGAAGGTTGCGTTAAGCGTTCCAATAACTGATACCGCACCACTTGTGTTAAATGCGGCACTTGCTTGCCAACTTCCAGCAGTTCCTTGAAAGGTACTTCCAGTTCCAAGAGAAAATATTACATCTATTCCTGTGCCATTAGTTTTATCCCAAGTTCCCGAAGTGTCTCCAGCAACAGTTATGGTTTTGTATTCGAAAGTGTTTGCTGAACTAATTGTGTAAGTAAAGATATAACTGCGGTCTGTTCCAGAATTACGAAATGCACCAGCAAAAGTACCCGTTAAAGAACTACGCACCCAAAACGACAATGTAACTGTTGAGGCATTAGCAGTTCCCCATCCTAAATCTGCTGTGTTATATCCTTCAATAAATTGATTAAATCCACAAAGTTGCCCTGCTGACAAAGAGGCATCAGCAGTAGTAACTGTAAACTTCATTGAGTTGTTAAAGCCAGCAGTTGAAGTTGTGCTTTGTTGAACTGACATAGCACCATCAGTAATTTCAATTGCTCTCCATCTGTCAATCATGTATTGAGTTGTAGCAGTAACTGCCGTATCGGTACTGCCGTAATATTGACTTACTGGCATCGCACCATTGATGATGCGGTTTTTGAAGCCAAATGAACTAGACGCATTGAATACATCAGAGCCGTTAACCTTAGCTGTTATCTCTCCAGTACCCTTTGAGACTAACTTGAAACCGATATTGGTGTCACCGCCAGACGCGGTGAGTGTTGGAGCAACTCCAGTCGCAGCATTTGCAAGGGTTACTTCATTGACTGCCGATGCAGTTGCAGATACCTTTAGCAGCTCGTTGCCATTGGTGTCAATGACATCGCCAACTAACTTTAGATTCTTACCGCTACCGATATTAAGACCTACCGATGTTCCAGTACCTGCTGCTGCAAAGACTGAGTCCACCAAATCTAGGTCTGTATTTACCTTTGTACCCCAAGAATCAGTACTTGCACCTACTTCTGGTTTAGTAAGTAGTAGGTTTGTTGTAGTTGTGTCAGCCATTACGAATCTCCATTAAATTCCATGATTAGGGTGAAACCCAAATTGAAGTTCTGCAGATTTTCTCTTGCAAACAGCTTCAAAAAAATTATCAAAATATCCTAAAAACTTTCCACAAGCTCTTACTTCCCATCTTGTTTTTTCTTTTCCAATTCTATTGCTCAAAGAAACTCCGACAACACCAGACTTGTTATCTGATGGTTTAGATTTGTTTCTACTATTTTCATAACTATTGCTTGCTTTAAGATTTATCAATCTATTGTCATGCCTTATATGATTTTCATGGTCTATTTGATCTGGATAAAATCCATGCACATACAACCATGCAAGTCTATGAGATCGGTGTTTAACTCCATCTATGCAAATAGTTAAATATCCTCTATCACTAAAACCACCAGCAATAGCTCCCTTTGCTGCTTTTTTTCTTCCAACAGCCCATGTGAACACGCCAGATTCAGCGTCATAGTTCAGCACTTCCTTTAGTCGTTGCTGAGTTAGTCGCTTAGTGTTTGCCATATTTCACCTCATGCTGGGACTTGCGTCCATGTTTCTGAATTGTCCGATATTTCCGTCCAATTTTCTGATGTGTCTGAGACTGGACTCCAGCTCTCAGATGTATCTGTAACTGGTGTCCAATCCTCTGATGTGTCTGATTGTGCTGTCCAAGTCTCTGATGTGTCTGGTATCCCAGCCCACCCAAAGCCCTTAACAGTTCCGACATAGCCTATTGACTCAACCCCAATTATCGCAACAGATAGGGCATTAGTAACGCTACCAACCGAGCCAGTACCGCTAACGCCACTTATCTCAACAAAGGAGATGGTCTCTGGAGATACTGTACCGACAGCACCAGAAGATGAGTTTCCAGTATAGGCAACAGATATTGCAGCCAGCACAGAGCCAGCAGACAAGGTTGAAGCATTACCAGAGACATCAATAAACTTTGATGGCGTGACAGTTCCAACCGACAAGGTTGAAGCGTTACCTGTAACGGCTTTAGATGTTATTGGTGTAACCGTTCCAACCGATAAGGTTGACGAATTACCTGTTATCGCAACAGTTCTGGTAATGCCAACAGTTCCGACATTACCTGTGGCGACATTACCGTCTTCTTGCTCGGATATGTTTACGCCAAGCGTGCCAATGCCAAGGGTTGACGAGTTGCCACTAATGACGACATTACCGATGCCATAGACACCCTTGCCGTAGTAGCCAGAGCCGTAAGCAGCCATTGCGCTGCCCCTTTATTAAGCGAGTCTGATCAAGCCTGTGCTTGAATCATTTGTCGGCATGGTTAGGGTAAATGTTCCAGCCGTAACGGTCTGTGAACCGAAGGTGTGGACGCTAACAGCCTTATTAGATTGAGTTGAGTTATAGATCAAGACCGCATCAAAGGCAGTTGATAAGGTCACATTAGAGAAGCTAATGGATGCCGATGGTGTCCAGTAGGCAGTTGTGCCGTTGGTTGCTGGCGCTGTGGCATTTGTTACCGTAGCACCACCAGCCGTGTAGTTCGTTCCTGTCACCTCGCCAGTAGACGAGTAGGCAGTAGTAGACGCATTGACTGTGGCAGAAGCCAAGTACAGAGCAGCCTTGAATGTGTCAGCAGCCGTAGAAGCACGTACAACGCCTGTACCAAAGTTGTGTGTGCCTACTAATAGTTCACCCTTAAATGAGGTGCACATTGCTTGTGTATTAGCCATAGATATTTCCTTAGAAAGATTGAGCGACTGGTTCACCAGTCACGGTCATACGCTTTAAGGTCATATGGACTGAGCGATGCACAAGCTCGCCTTCTAGCCAATATTCCACCCAGTTTGTCGTCTCGTTATCGTTATCGATAGTGCCTTCTCGCTTCTCCAGCAAGGAGGTATCCATCTCGCCTTTTGTCGTGTTCACTAGCATCTGTTACCCCAAAGTTCTTGCGCGAGTGACTAATGCACCACCAGAGCTTGAAGATCTATCGTCTGCCGTCTTCAACTCCTCAAGACCCGTCTTGTAGAGTGCTGCCCATGTCGTAATTCTCGCATCATCTTGCAGATACGGGGCTGCTTGCATTAGTGAACCGTAAAGATAAACATCTGGAGATGAAGTCAGCAACCAGTTTGTTGTGTTGGTGCTTGATAACTTACTCAACTTTGCGTAGTACGCAAGCTCTCCCGTGTACGATGTGTCTGGTACTGGAAGAAATCGAAACTGGTTTCCAACAACGCTGAAGTACGCTGGAGTGGTTGCAGTTCTGTAAATAACAGACAGACTATCCAACGAGTCGATAGTCTCAAACTGCAATGGTGTTGGCGGATTTGTATTTAACTTGAAGGACTTAGTTTCAAGAAAGTCTGTTGGTACGGCTGCGTACTCTGTATCGATGGTTGCCGTAGAGCGAGACAACATCTGTCTGGTTCGCAGATTACGCTCAATTTGAGCCTCTGCAAGAGAGATAAAGTCAGGAATAGCAGTAGTCAGATCGGAGCGATTAAGCCAATCTCCGATAGATGTCTTTAACTCAGCATAGGTTGTTAGCGCCATCTTCAGCCTTTTCTGCTTTCTCAAGATCACGCATCACCCAAGTGTGATCGTGCTTGAATTCAAAAGTCCCAATGTGTCCGATTTCCTTCGACACATCGTGGTCTATGTGGATTTTAAAGCCAGCAGCCTGTGCTTTACGGCAAAAGAAAATGTCCTCACCAATATAGCCACGCTTATCGGTACGCCAAGGAGTCTCAAACCAAGGTTCACTCAAACGCTCAAACACTCTGCGCTTGATGAGCATTACGCCCATTCCAATAGAGTGAACTTCCTCGATGCCTGTTGACTCTGGCATCGTGTAGACAAGCTGTCTCTCGCCGTTAACCTCATTCTGTGCAGTTGGTCCTGTTGGCATCCTGCGTCTTGCACAGTTCGTTGCAACGATGTCTAGATCGTGCTTCATTAGTCTCTCGATCATGTCTTGTGGGAAAGTCATGTCTGAGTCCACAAATAAGACATGGGTACAACCCTCACGCATTGCGTCTAGGCACAGGTCAGCACGCTGATTCTGAATCAGAGTTCCTTGCACAATCTTTAAGGACACGGCATCCATCGTATTGATGGTGTGATACGCGACCATGTTGACCATACAGAAGGTGTAGTTAGCGTGAACCATGTCACGCGCTGGTGTGCAGACTGCAATGTAGTTTGGTGTCATACTTTTCCTGATCTCGTTCTGAAATATTTATTCTCTGGATCGTTTAACCAGCGCTTCATATACGCTTGGTCATCTAACTTGCCTTCAGCCTTTAACTGAAAGTAGATTGACATTGGAATACTTGCAACTTTATTCCACTCGCCCCAGCGAGCACGCTCATCAACCTGTGCGTACTCTTGTTTATTCTCTTCAATGACATCAGTCACATCTTGCTGTGTTTGGATCGTTGCTTGCCCAGTCTCGTCGTCATAGTGAAATGTGCGCGTGATCCCTTGATCAGCGTCTGTACTAAATAGTCTTTTTTCAATCATGTAAAAAAAGGGTCTGAGTTTCCCCAGACCCTTCGTTAGTTCAATTAAGAAGTAACTAAGTCAGCAGCAATGCCGTGGGCATTTTCTGCCAATACTTTGTGACCCCACTCAACGATCAGCATACGCTTCTCAGCGTCGCCAGTCTTTGCCAACTCAATTTGTTGGTAAGGACGCAGGGTTGTGACTTTTGCGTAATCTGGATCGATCACGAAAGCGTCACGCTCGCGCTGGAATCTTTGAGCGATTACAGAAATTTGTCCGAAGTCGCTGACATAAATGTCTGCTGCGCCAATTATTGTCGCTGGACGATCACCACCATTGATGTTGTAACGAGCTGAAGCGATACCAGAGAAACCAGACACGCGCTGCTTGTTAACAGGACCAACCATCAAGATTTTTGGTGTACCACCAGAAGTCCATACTTGTTGAATAACATTCTTCAAGATGGTCTCTGTAAAGGTACGCACATTGCCGTCGGTACGGGAGCTGGTAGGTACAGTCGTATACGATGGGTTAGCACCGTTGGTCTGCATATCGTAGTTAGTCTTGATGAAGGCTTGCAACGATGCAGTACCGCGAGCAGTTGTAGTGTTGCCAGCAGCAGCGACAGCACCGTTCAACATGGAGAACTCTTGGTCACGCTTCAACTCAGCGCTACGCTTGGCAATTTGGTATGCCAATTCAGAGCGACGACCAGCCTTGTTGACGGTCTCTTCAGTTGCAGACAAGACGATTGTTTTACGGCTGATCTGTGCATAGTTTTGCAAACGCACAGTAGCAGTAACGCTATCGAAGGAAGTTACATCGTCGCCCTCTAACTGCTTGTTAGCAGCAGCAGAAGCCAATGTGTCAGTCTGCCACTCAA